AGAAGTTGTAGTCAGAGCAGATGACGACATTGAAAGGTTAGCTAAGAAAGTAGAAGATGCTACCATACTTGGTACAATACAATCTACACTTACAGAGTTTAAGTACCTACGAAAAGTTTGGCAAAACAATACGGAAGAAGAAAGACTTCTTGGTGTTTCGCTTACAGGTATATTAGATAATCCTAAATTAGGAAAGGCAGATGACCTGAAGAGGTTAAGACAACAGGCTGTAGATACTAATTTAGGATTAGCAGAACAACTAGGCATACCGCAGTCAACTGCTATTACTTGTGTAAAACCTTCAGGCACAGTCTCACAACTTGTAGACTCTGCTTCTGGTATACACGCAAGGCACTCAGCATATTATATAAGAACAGTTAGAGGCGACAAGAAAGACCCACTATCTCAGTTTCTTATTGACCAAGGTATACCGCATGAGGATGACCTTATGCAACCAGAGAACACTGTGGTCTTTTCATTCCCTATGAAGTCTCCTACCAAGGCAGTACTTAGAGAAGACCTCAGTGCGATTACTCAGTTAGAAAACTGGAAGAACTATCAAGAGCATTGGTGTGAACATAAACCCTCAGTCACCATATCTGTAAAAGAAGATGAATGGTTTGAGGTAGGTTCTTGGGTGTACAATAACTTCAAAGATGTAGCAGGTGTTTCATTTCTGCCACACTCTGACCATACGTACAAGCAGGCACCATATCAAGATATAACTAAGGAAGAGTATGATGCCTTAAGTAAGAAAATGCCACGAAATGTCGATTGGACATTATTATCAAACTACGAAAGAGAGGACAATACAACAGGCACACAAGAGTTGGCATGTAGTGCAGGTGCTTGTGAGATTGTAGACATAACATGATATCATTATTAGGCTCTGTTCTCGGCTTTGGAACTTCTTTTCTTCCCTCCGTGTTGGGGTTCTTTGAAAAGAAACAAGCCAACAAACAAGAACTTTTGATGCTTGAGGCGAAAGCTAAATACGCATCAGAACTAAGCAAACTAAAATTAAAAGAACTAGATGCAGAAGCAGACATAGAAGAGGTAAAAGGTTTATACAAACATGCCGAGTCATTGGCACAGGCAAACAAATCTACATTTGTATCTGCCCTACAAGCATCAGTAAGACCAGTCATAACATACGCTTTCTTTGCTATATTTGCATTTGTTAAAATCACCTACGTAATAATGGCAGTGCAAGAAGGAAGAGATGTATTACCTGCTATATTAGAGGCATGGGATGAGGAAAGTCAAACTATCTTTGCCGCTATAATTAGCTTCTGGTTTGGGAATCGTTTATTTAAAGCAAGGAGTAAATAATGCCTACAGATTTTTCAAAAGCACCTGAGGGTCAAATATCTCCTCTGTTTCCTTTTGCACCTATGATAATGTACGCAAAGATGCCTATGGATTTAGTAAGAAGAATGAATAAGTATGTTAATAAAACTATAAAAAATGAGGAGAAGGTTAAAAAATTAGACCATTCTAACAATCTTGTAGGTAAACTTAAACAAGAATTTTTAATAGAATCTGATGAGTTACAAAAACATACAGAATTTTTTAACGGTGTTATAGGTAAATACTTAGACACTGACTTGAACAGGTCATTTAAAAGTTTAGCACCTGGCACAGGTTATGGTATACAATATAAATCAGCATGGATAGTTAGGCAATTTGCAGGAGAATATAACCCTGCACATATACATACTGAGTGTAGTATGTCTTGCGTTGGTTACCTAAGATTACCTGAGAATATACAGGAAGAGTGGGAAGAAGATTATAAAGATCACTATCCTGCTAATGGACATATAGAGTTTTTACATGGTTCGTCTGGTAAAATGCATCAACATACTTTAATGGTAAAACCCTCTGTAGGAGATTTTTTTGTATTTCCTGCCGACCTCATACACATGGTCTACCCTTTTAAAAGTGAGGGTGAAAGAAGATCATTTAGTATGAATATAGAAGTGCACCAACAAAAATTTGATAAAGATGGAAAACCAATAGAAATACCTAAAGCAAAAGAAGGACATATTGCAGGTGGTTTTGACCTTGCATAATTAAAATAAATATAATATAACACTCTAACCTTTTTAGGAGAACAGAATGGAGTCACAAATAATATCCCTACTTTTAAGTAGAGAAAACTTTGATAAGGCGAAAGCTCTTGTCACAAAAGATATGTTTGATAAAAAATATAAAACTATCTTTGACGCAGTAATGCATTATCATACTAAGTATGAAGGTGATCTATCGAAAGATAATCTTTTTATAGTACACAAAAATTTATATCCTGCCATGCCAGACTCTACTAGAGAGTTAGTAGAAGATGCAATAAAAGATATACCAGAAGATATAGAGGGTGATCCTCAATTTGTAATGGACACACTTACAGAGTTCTGGCGTAGAGAGATGGCAAGAAAGGTAGGCGAAACAGCTATTGATATATGGAATGGCGATTCAGCTAACTTTGGTGATCTACGAATGATGATTGACCAAATAATAAATCAAGACTCGGCTACTGGTATTCTGTCTATGCAAAGGGAAGAGACAGATGTTGAAGAATTGTTTCAAGATTTTGAGGCAGACCCAGATTTCCCTTTTCCAATAATAACACTATCAGATGAAGTAGCAGGTACGTACCGAGGTAACCTTGGTATTATCTTTGCTAGACCTGAAAGCGGTAAGTCATCTTTCTGTGCTTTCCTAGCTGCAGAAGCAATACGTAAAGGCAACACTGTTGGATACATAATGAATGAAGAGACAGCCAAGAGAATGAAGTCAAGAGTTCTTACTGCCTACTTTAATGTACATAAAGAAACTTACATGCAAGAGATAGAAACTATAAAAGAAGTTTATAAAAATGAAATAGAAGATAGACTTTTTATTATGGATTCTGTAGGCTCAGACATATCAGAGATAGACCAGTTTGCAAAATTAAATAAAATTGATGTGCTGTTTGTAGATCAGTTAGACAAGGTAAAAGTAGGCGGTGAGTTTAGCAGAGGCGATGAAAGATTGAAAGAGCTTTATGTAAATGCAAGAGAGATAGCCAAGCGAAATAACTGCATGGTATGGGCTGTGTCTCAGGCAAGCTATGACGCACACAATCGTCAGTTCTTAGACTTTGCCATGCTTGATGGTTCTAAAACTGGTAAGGCAGGCGAGGCTGATATAATTATAGGCATAGGAAAAAATCCTGGTGAGGATGATGATACTAGGTTCTTATGTGTTTCTAAAAATAAAATCTCAGGGTGGCATGGTCACGTAGTTTGTGAGATAGACAAACTTACTGGGAGGTATTACGAATGATTTTAACATTAGATGTAGAAACTACTTTTATAAAAACAGACAAGGGTTCTGATCCGTCACCTTACACTAGAGGTAATCAGTTAGTGTCTGTAGGCTTTAAAGAAGATGATAACCCTGTACAATATGTATGGTTCTATCACTCAAAGAAAGACCCTACACCAGACAACATGAAGATAGTACAAGACGCACTAGACAGAGCAGACGTACTGTTAGGTCACAATATAAAATTTGATTTGCAGTGGCTGTTTGCATCTGGATTTACATATGATGGTGCTGTATATGATACCATGGTGTTTGATTATGTATGGGCTAGAGGTGTTAAGGTACCTCTTAGCCTAGATGAATGTTGTCGTAGGCATAAAACGTCAACTAAGAAAAAGAAAGAAATTTTAGAAAACTACTTGAAAGAAGGTATAGGATTTGATATAATACCTGCAGACATAGTAGAAGAATACGGAATCGCTGATGTGCAGTCTACTTATGAAGTAGCTGTAAGTCAGTCTAAACAAGAAGGAAAGAGCATTGAGCAGATTGCAGCCTACACTGTACCTGTCTTTTGAGGTAACAAAAGTTTTAGCAGGAATGGAAAGAGATGGCATCAAGATAGATCGTCAAGCTCTAAACCTTGTTAAAGATGAGTACACAAAAGAACTAGAAGAACTTGGTATATTTTTAAACAAAGAAGTTTCTAGGGTTATGGGTGATACACCTATAAATTTATCTAGCCCTGATGATAGGTCTAAGTTATTATTTTCTAGAGCAGTAAATAATAAAAAGACTTGGACAAATGTTTTTAACTTAGGCTATGAG